TTTCACTGAATAAGAAGTACTTATTCCAGATACCTGTATCATCTTTGTAAGAAACTCCGATACCTTGAGTACCCATTGTTTTTTGAAATTCTTTCATAATATTCATAATATAAACTCCCTAATTATTATTATTTAATTCCTTGTTCTTTAGCCGCAGCTAACATGATTGGTGTAAAGATCTTTTCAATGTTATCTTCCCACATTTTCCAGCTATCTTTAGTAAAATATCTGAAAGAACTTTGTGTAGGAATGTTCCACTTATCGATATAGTAGTCTTCGTTTTGAGCGAAGATACTTACAAATAATCCTCTTTTGTTACAAAGACCGTTGTTGAAAAAGTCATAAGCAGCATTTTGAGCTTTTCTAAACTTTTCTAAATGCTTGTTCTTTGACATTGGATTTTCACATTTACCAGCAGCTGGTATAAGATCGTTTAACTCATCTCTTAATCTTTCAAAACCTGAGTTAACTCCCCAGTTATTTGTAAATAATTCTAATTGTACCATTTTCAACTCCTTAATTTTTTATTTTATAGTTATATTATATACTAAAAAAATCACTTTGTAAACGTTTTTTTTCACTTAAAGTGATTTTTTCACTTAACATGTTAACTAGAAAAGAAAGACTTCCATTCTTCAGCTAAATCTTCTTTTGAATTTACATAATACTTAAGCCAAGTAGTATCACTCTCGACCTCTATATCCGGATTAGCTTGTTTAAAAGCTTCTATAAAATTTGGAAATGCTTTTAATCTATCTTTATAATTTGGATCTATATTAATAAGAATATGAGGCTCTTGTTCTGAACTTTCAGGTAACCAAGCTTCGAGCCACATCTGCTTTTTTCTATGAGAAGGTGACCACATTTTTATACCGGGTGATCCTTGCTGTGAAATACTTATTCTAGTAATATACGGGAAAAAAGAACTTTCTGGACCAGATACAAATTGAACTAATTCTCTAGAAAGATCTCTGTGATTTTCTTTTTCTTGTTCATACATAAAATTAAAATTTGCCATAACGAATAACTCCTTATATTGGGCTGGTTGTTTATTATCTTCAAAATTGTTAGTAAGCAAAAACATACTTTCAATAGCTTCATAAGCTTTATCAAATTTTTCTAAATTATGAGCTAATATATGAATCCAGTTATAATCATAACCTTTTTCTTTTATATGATCTAAACATCTTGAGCCAACACCTCTACCACCATAAAGTTTAGTACCATCAGGTTTTTGAAAGTAGTAGACGTATTCGCCTAAAGATTTTAAATATTCGTATTTGCTTAACATGTTAATTAGTCATCGAATTGGTTATCGAGAAATTCGAATTTAACTTTATTGTTATGAATTTTTTGAAGTCGAGAAAATTCTTTGTGAAAGTTAGATAAAGATTCGAACCAAAACTCAGTTGTGTTGTCTGGGTATGTGATTTTAATTGTAACCATGATAAAACTCCTAATTAATTATTTAATGTATACATTATACCACATTTTCTTTGAGTTGTAAACAAGTTTTCACTTAACTTGTTAAATGTTTTTGTATACGTATTCGAGAGCTCTATCTGCTTCTTTTTCTAATGGACGGGATTTATACCAATTACCAGTTTCCATGTCAAGTTCTCTACATAGAGTGGTAATTTCTTGTGCGGTAATTGGATATTTGTTTTTGACAGCATTGCCAGCAATAGCTACCATGATTTGATACATCTTATGATACCAACCAGTATTGTTAATCATTCGATATTCTTTTTCTAATTGTTTTGGAAAGAACGGACAGTTACGATAAGATGACCAGTTGATATTAGTATTATCTAGTTTAGACTTTCTGTGTTCGATGATTTCTTTCTGCATATCTTCTGGCAGCCTATCAAAAAAGTTATTACTAGATTTTTCGCGATATGGATATTTCGTCATAACCATATCTGGATCGATAGGATTGCCAGAGTTACTAAAGATAAAGTTAAAAGCATTATCATATTTTGCTGGTATATAATACATGCGAGATAGATCCTTGGTTTGTTTATCTCCGAGGTCGCCGAGTTCCGTTTGGAGAGCAAACCAAAAGTGTCGAATCTTTTCAGCCGGAACGTTTTTTGTAAGAGGGAAGACAAGGCGAAACTTTGGAAAAGATTGTGTAGAGCTAGCAGTAGAGTAACACACGAACATATAATTACCAAAACGTGTACGAAGATTGTCATATAAGTCTCCTTCATATTTAAAATCATCAACATCAACTGCGCACCAGTTTGACCATTCAGTAACATTTGCGTTCGCGCGAGTAGTATCAGGCTTGTACTGAGCAGGCGACATAAGTGGCGCGTCTTTTTTAGACTTTATTCTTCTTTCTGATAAACCATACAAAGCTTTTTCAAAGCTATTAAAGTCTTTGAACGTAAGTCTTTGAGTAGTTTTATTATCAAAAATACTATTGAAAAGAGTCAGCGATGTTTCCATGATTCCCTTCATGACTTGGGCCTTTCCAGCCTTTAGGTTTAATTAAATCAGGTAAGCCAAGTGGATTTGGTCTACCTTCTTTTACTCCAACTTCTTTAGACATATTAGCTTTATATACTTCGTCCCATGCTTTCTCTGCATTGACACCAAATACTTCTAAAGTACCGATGGCGAAGACGCATAAGTCTATGATACCATCTACCATTTCTTCTGCATTTTTATTTTCGAAAGCAGATTTTGTTTCATCAAGTTCTTCTTGCATCATGCCAATTCTGAACTGCATAAACTTATTAATTTTTCTCCAATCTATGTCAGACTGCAATTCAGCCTGCATCCATTTGTTAACACCATACTTTTGATGCATAACTTTCATATCGTGAAACCAGTTTTTACTCATGCGAAAAAATCCTCCAATGTTGCTTGTTCTTCGACCGACCAGCCGACCGAATCTAATATTAGTTTAAGTGGTTCTATAAAAGTCTTTTCAAACTGTGTATCATAATCCACGTACTTGTGTAATCCAAGTTCTTTTGGTAAAGCCTCGTGAAATGATACGACATTTTCTTTTATAGGATTTGGTAATTTAAGATAACAGAATTTTATCCTGTCACCGTTGGTTACAAGTTCGTACTTGTTCTGTAATTTAAGTTTTTTAATATGATGATTAAACAATAGTGAACCTCTTACGTGTATTGGACAGCTCTTTTTGTAAATAGTATCTCTTGCGTACCAATCAGTAATATTAGTAACTCTTCTAGGAAAAGCAACTTCTTCAGGAGATAGTGATTTAAACTTTTGTTTAAACTCTTGAATATAGCTTTGAGTATCTTTTTCTGTACCTGATATTATTAACTTAAATATCTCTTTAAACTTACCACGTACGACTTCTGGGGTAGAAGACTTAATTGCTTCAATACCCATGATCTTAAGTTTAGGTTCTTTATATTGAACACCTTCGTTGTTGTGTACGTTAAGTATATATCTTTTCTTTGCAGTCCAGATGCCACTATCTGATATACCTTCCCTCGCCATGACCATTCTTTTTTCATATGCATTCATGTTATCAAATAACTTATCGTAAGCTTTTTGTAATAATGTCTCAAAATGTTCTTTACATATTTTATCGAGAAAAGTTACAGGATTGTTTGGCTTAAACTTTTCGACTAACGGACCAAAATTAACATATAAAGAATCTGTATCGATAGCAATAACATAATCATCTTCGGTCTTAAGAATGTCATTCATACCAGCATTCATAGCTTTTTCAGCCCATTGTATCGCGAGCTGACCAGATTTAGTTACGCCTTCTGCAAGTCTAATATCAAAATAGTGAAAGTGTTTATTACCTAACGCGCCATATAAGCTATTAAGTAGAATCTTAATAGCCATTTGTCTATTTTCTAAAGTATTGATTTCTTTTTCAAGTTCGAACGTATGCTGATTTTGTATTTGTTTTTGAGACGCAATCATCATGTTTTTTACTGATACACGTTCATCATAATATTCTTTAATAATTTGAGGTACAACACCTTGAAAGTCTTTGCGATAAGTTGAACCATTAGCAGCAACTGCGTATTCACTTGAGACTGATTTACCAGCAAGATAGTAACCAACGCCATCAGTTTCTGATTGATTGACTATAGTTTCTGGAGACATATTATATTGCACGATTAAGTTTGGATAAAGTGAATTTAAATCAAAAGACACTACCCACTTGTGTCTACCAATTTGTGGTTCTTTAACATAGCCACCTTCAAATGGTCTGTACGGCATCTCTTGTCTTTGCACAGGAACTACAATTTTACGTTGATTAAGTCTACGATATATGATTGATTCCCATATTGCAGTAACACCAAATGTATCTTGATAGTTGACGCCGCCCTTATAAGCTATAGTCATAGCTAAAGTAATCAATCCCATCTTTTCTTCGAGCCTGTCAACAAGCTGAACATCTTTCATGTTATAGTCAATGTACCTTTGATAATCATCTTTGTATAAATTTTTAAGTGAACCTGATTCTTCATATGAAAGTTTCTTCTCGCCAAGTACGACATACGCGATATGATTTAACGCATACGATTCTTGTGGACCATAACTATAACCGAACTTTTGAAACAGTTCCATATAATCTAAGCATTGGATACCAGGGATCTCATATATGACCTCGGTCTTTCCACGCTTTACAATTTCACGGGCTTCTAAGTTGAGGCCCCAAGGGGAAAACTTTAATATCTCGCCAATACCTAGAACTTTTGATACTCTGTTAACTAGGTAAGGTATATCAAAAAATCTCACGTTCCAGCCAGTTATAACATCTGGTACAACGTCCGGACGCGACCAAAATTCTAAAAATTTTCGAAGAAGTTCTTCTTCGCTATTGCATTTAACGTACTTGACATCTTTTATAAGAGCTTTATCTGTATCAAAATCTCCGTAGCCCCAAACGTGATACGTAGAGAATTTACTAGACTTATATGTTATCGATAAGACAGTTTGACTTGCTTCGCTTGGATGCGGAAATCCATTGTCATAATCTGTTTCAATATCAAAAGTACCTACATTGATATTATCACGATTGAACTCTATGTCTCTTGGAAACTTTTCAGTAATATATTGTTGTACAAATTTTTTGTTACCATATATGTTTCTGCCACTAACATCAATATTTTGTCTTAGCCATTGATTGGCTTCATACATACTTGGAAAATCTAGTGGAGATACTGTATTACCATCGAGACCTTTGTAATTACTTTCTTGTTTAGAGGTAACAAAGAATCTAGGCTGAAAGTGATCTTTTTTCATAACACGATCGCCGTTATTATCGTAGCCGCGATAGAATATATTATTTTTAAATCTTAAAACGTTTGTATAGAATGCCATTATGTAATTATTATACCACACTTTTTCATAAATGTAAACAGGTTTTCACTTAACTTGTTAATTAGACTGCGAAAGATTCGCCACAGCCGCATTGTGCTGTGGCATTTGGATTTATAACTTTTAAATAAGAGCCACCGAACTCTTGTACGTAGTCGACTGTGCAGCCTATGACAAATAGTTCTGCAGTTTTATCTAAGACTAAAATGTTTTCTACAAGTGTACCTTTTTCTAAGTCATTAGTCATGTCCCACTCGTACTGAAAACCAGAACAGCCACCACCTAAAACACCAAGATAAGCATATTTTTTATTATGTTTTTTAGTAGTGTCTGTTAAATAATTTTTTGCTGAACTTGTTAAGTTTATCATCTTACCCTTGAAACTGAACCATTTGGTTTTGCCAAGAATGCTTCAAAGCTTACATCAGGATAATCTTTTTGTAATGATAAGAAAGCTTTTAAGTTACTTCTTGCATCATCGAACAATCTTATTCTTTTATATATCTTTTGATCTAAGTACTTTCGAAATATTACTTTTTTATTTTCTGCGGCTGGTCCTCCTCCGAGGTTTCCAGCGCGCTCGACATAGATTTTATCTATGTCAATTCCTTGTTGTCTAAATGTATCTAGAAATAATTTTTTATTATCAAAGTTAGGTCTTGCGGTAACTATTATTACTTTACTACCTGCTCTTGTAGCATTTTTAAGAATTGCCTTAACTTTGTTAATCATTCGTGCAATCGGGGTGCTCGTCTTGTTAAATACTTTGGCGTCTTTGAATTCGCCGAAGTCATACTCTTCTCCAGCTTTTTTCTTATACGTATTAAACTGCTGGTTATCCAGTTTCTTAATGACCTTACCATCTTTTACAACCTTTACCTTTGCTTTAGTAATAAACATAGTCTCGTCGACATCAAACATCGTGAGACCTTTGCCTGCTGCTTCTTCTAAAAATGTTTTAAATTTTACCATTATAGTTATTATACCACATTTTTTAGTAAATGTAAAGGATTAATTCATATAAATTTTCTGAATATAATCCTCGAACTCTTCTACTTTTTTTAATCTGTTAGGCCAAAGAATATATTCTTTCTCTGGATTCTTTTTTAAGTTTGTTAACAACGGTGATATAGCATTATATAATTTATCTAGTTTTTCTTGCGCAGAACTGGCTTCCGTTTGAGAAGCTTCTGCTTTTTTAGCTACTTTTTGTACGGCTTCGAGTTCATCTTCGTTTACAGCTGTAAAACCAAAATCAAAAAAATCATCACTCATATATTAGTCTCCTGTGTAAGCTCCAATTGTTCCATAATCACCATTAACTGCATTTGCGTATATTTGTCTACCATGTAATTCCGGATCATCTGGATCTGCCGCAAATAAGTAATAGCCATCATTTTCAGTTAATCCTATACTAGCGTAATGAGAGAATTTACATTCTAAAGTTATTAAAGTTTGCTCTTCATTTGCCCATACTGGATTTTTTGCATCGATAAGTGTTGCTCCAGTTGATTGTATCGTTACTGTCATTATGAAATCCTTTGCCAGAGACCACCATCGCCTTGTGCAATACTGCCACCTACGTTTTTCCAAGTACCAGCAACTCTTGCTTGATCACTAGAATTAGTAGTAGTAAATCTTAAATTAGTAGTGTTAACACCAATAAATGATGGATCAACAGTATTTGAAGTAACTGTGTGATTTACATTTTTTACTAAAGCTACTCCACCAACTGTATTCGTATTATATAATGGGATCGAAGAACCTACTATAGTGCCGTTAACATAAAAAGCCATTAGATCTCCTCCAACTTGAATTTATATTTCTTACCGTTTAATCTATTTAATAAAAATAAATCATCTGCACCTTCTTGTATTGTCCAATAACCACGAGTACCATCTACATCATTATCTCTTGAATTAGTATTATTTAAGTTTAAATCAGCAGTATAAATGTTTCTCCACTGATTAGTTAAAGAACCTAAGTCAATTGAATTATTAGTTGCTGGCATGATACCACTTGTAAGAACAGCAATTCCATTATCAGAATCATACCACCCAGTGGCTTCATTAGATACACCTGATGGTCTACTGTATGTTGGCATTATGCTAACGCTTTCATTCGGGTTACGAGTCTTCCAGCTCTATTTGGTACTTGCCTATACCACGCAGAATCAACCATTTCATCTGCGGCTTTCTTCCAATCTCTAGCGTCGACACCAGCTTTCATACCTTTGAATTTTGAAAGTCTAGGTCTTCCTAAATTAAACATCATATTTGCTATAATTAGTTGAGCTTCTTCTGGCAATTCATCGAAGTCGTCATATAATATTGCGCAGTCGCTAAGCACTGTTTCAACGTCTTCGTTGAAGGCTTCAATGACTCTATCTTCTGAGACAGGAGTTCCAAGTGCTGCCCCTGCTTCAGGGTCAGTATCCCTAACCAAATGACCAATCCCGAAAGTAGGATAGCCGAGGTGATCGTTATATATTTCATACTTAACTCCTTCATCCACTTCAAGTTCTTTTCTTAACTGTTCTATATTCATGTCATACCTCCTTTAATTAACTATTTATAATAAAAAAGGCGGGAACTGGCCCGCCTTTTCTTATTTCGATAAGTAGTCGTTTTCTTCTTCAGTATACGGCCACATTAATATTTACCGTGATATTCTTCGATAGTTTTATCATTCATTCTTTGCAAAATTTGACTAAACTCTTTTTGCTGATGAAAGCCTAAATGAATTAACTCTCTTGCTACTCTTTGGTTAGCTGACATTTGCATGCCAAACTTAATGTTTTTGTATACTTTTTTGAAAGAAGACGCTACTGCGTCACAGAATCTGCAAGCATATGCAGATATTGCTATTGATGTCATTTTAATCCTCGTTAAATTATGTTATATTAATTGTACGAGGCTGCTTCTCTTCTGGTAGAACCACTTCTAAAGTGACAGTTAATATTCCATCCGTCAGATCGGCACCAGTTACTTCGGTATATTCCGACAGTCTAAATGACTTTTCAAACTTACGTCCACTAATTCCTTTATGAACGTATGCATCTGCTTCTCTACGTTTGTCCCTATTTCCTTTGATGGTAAGGATATGTTCCTTCACCTTAATCTCAATGTCTTTCTTATTGAAACCGGCAACAGCCATCTCGATGACGTATTTCTGATCACCGTCTCTTACGACATTGTGTGGTGGGTATCCATCGTTTGCATGTACATGTATATCTTGTAATGCGTCGAAAATATGGTCGAAACCTAAAAAAGCGTTCCTTGGGAAAACAAA